ACATTTGAGTCCGTATCCGTCCAGTAATACGCCATGCCGCTTTGGAGTCGAAGGGCATATAAGTCGCAACTGCGGAACGACTTTGCCGTATTCAAGTGTTGAGTTAATGCTTCTCCTGCCTGTTTCAAGTCATGTCGAATCTCATAGAAGTCAATGTCGGCATTTCGCACCTCAAGCCAATTAAATGTGGCCGCATTCCCGAAGGTAACGGCAAAGCCTTGCGGTGTATTCGGGACTTCTGATTTCATTTCGACCGTAAATCGCTTAATAAGGCCTTGCGAATAGTTGCCGTGTCGGTCTTTAACCCTGATACGTATATCGTACGTATGGCCAAGCTCACAGCCACTGATGACGATTTGGCCGTCACCGTTACCGCCGTACTTCCAATCTCCGGAGCCTTCTTTATACCACCCTTCGGCCGTATCAAAGCTTGTAATTTGAGGAGGTGCAAAGGTTGCGATAACATCAAAAGACGAGACGCCGTCACCCAGGTCGTAATATTTCGTGTATACGGCAAGGTCTCGAACCTCGGGAATGTAATACGGCTGTATCGTATACTCAATGGCCTGTACCTCAGAAAGGTCTTGTTCGTTAGATCCGAACATATTCACCGAAGCACACTTAATCCATATCTTCTTGCCGATATCTTCCGTACGGTACGGAGCATGAAACAGTGCTTCATCAATACGGACGCACTGCGAACCTTCGGCGTGGTTATTAGCTGTCGTGGCGTATTGGCCACGCACTAGACCTGTAAGTAAATACCGCCCGTCAGTCTGAAGAGTCGCCCCTTCATAGCTAAGGCACTCACCGTCAATCCAAATAAGCGTGTTCCCTCGCTGAGCGTCAATAGCCGATCCGCCTCGAAGTTCTCCGGAGAAAAGTTCGACTGTACAACTTGTTGCTTCGGCCGTCATGGCTGCCGATAATCGTCCAATACGTGCCTGTGCCGTAATCTTACCGGCTTCTTTATACGCATCGCCCGTGTCGGATACCCACACAGTGCAACCGCCCCATCCGGACGGAGCCGTTACACCTAATAACAGCTCGTTCCCTGACACATCCCCAGGCGTTTGTACAATGGCATAATGGTTAATAGACGGAGCCGGAACATTATAATCAGTAAACGGCCGTTCGTTCTCATGTACGTCGTACCGTGCCGGTGCATATGTGCCAGGCGGCTTGCCTTCTGCTGTGATTTCAAGCTCACCGTCAGCCGCTTCATTTACAGCCGTAATAACAACGACTTGCCTGTCAAGTTGGCATAATTCATCGGTAAGCGTCACAAGGTCTCCAGGCTCAAGACGGCAAAATGCCCAGTCAAGATGAAACGTGTACTGGTTCTTGCTGTACAGGCGCTTCATGGCTAATTGTTCAGCGTAATACTGCGCTCTCTTTTTCGTATATAGGTAGTGTGCAGTCTTTTTACTAGCCGGCTTCATGCCGTTTTTCTGAACGTCTGCTACTACCTCAAAAGACACCGTTTCTTTTTCGTACCCGTTGGCACGATTGATAAATTCAACAGTAGCTTGGTTATACGTCTCCGAGCTGTCTTTACGCTTATAGATAACGAGTTGCCCGTCACTGCCAGGAATGAGGTCGTCGGCCGTGAGGTTGTACTGGATCTCCTTTTTAGGATTCCAATCTCCGACCGCTTTGTCGGCCAAGGGTACAATCTTTAGCCGGTCGTCAGACCAGAAAAGGTAACAGTTGGTAATTTCGGCGATATCGTTAATGATTTGCTGTGCCTTTTTCGCCGATTCGTCAGGCGGTGTCGAGATAAGGATGTCTGCTGCTGCACAATACTTACGAAAATTCTCAATGCCCTCGATTTTAACGTCTTCAATTCCTGCCGCTTTTAGCACATACAGAATATAATCCGCAGGATTTACGTCGACCCCGTCACCTGTCTCGAGAAGTTTCCCCTTAACCTCAAAATTATACGTCGGAAGGCTGCCACGATTGCCGAGGTCAACGACTCCTGCCATGTATGCCAATCCGCTGTACGGCAGTGCCTTTTCAGGGTGCTTACTTACTACATACGGCCACGGTTCCTGTCCGTATTCACCTTTGTAAAGGGATAACTGGATATCGGCTTGAGGGTACTCGTAGACTTCCTTATCCTTCCACACCTTACCGATACCTTGTATAGGCCCTTCACATAAAGCAATGGCTGCGGCTACGGTATACGTATAGTCTATTTCCGTATGCTTTGAGCCGCCGCCTTTACCGGTGCGGCTTGTGTGCTTATGTTCGTGTGCCGTAAAATCATCCCAATAGATGATATTGCCCGATACCCTGGTTGTCCCAAGGACTTCAGGTACCGTTTCACCGTATGAAGCACTATTAATTTGGAAATCCCCGATTATATCGGCTCGATTCGTTGTATTGTTCTTTTTGAATAAAAACCCCATTAAGCGGCACCCCCTTTCTTCGGATTGAAGCGATACACGGCACGGAGCCTTGATTTACCTCGGTTATCGTAAAACAGAATATCGTCGATATTTGAGATAATGACGCCAAGGTCAACGAAGGCGTGAATAACTTTGTCATTGCCGATATATACCGCACCATGACTTACACACCGCCCGTATTGATATAGCAAAAAGTCGCCGATTTGAGGTTCTCCCTGAACTTCGTCGGCGACTTGCTGTATATACTTTAAATACTTCTCTTCAGAACGGTGTAAATGCCATTCGTTCGAGTAGTTTTCTATCTGTAATTGGTCCTTGGTAATCATGCCCGATCCGATAAGTGACGCAACAAGAAGGTATGCACAGTCGACTCCGTGACCTATGACCATGGCATTATTTACGTACGGAGTTCCGAGCCATTCAAGAGAGGCGTCTGCAATTTTTTGCCCTGTACTTTTCATCGTATCGTCTCCTTCAACGGAACATACGGAGTAGCCCTGTTTCGTGCGAAATTATCGAACTTCTTCTTGCACGTTTCAGGCGTTTTATCGCAACCGGGATAAATATAAGCTTCGCTTCCAACGGTTGCCTGCGTATCACTCGGACTCATATACATAACGGTACCGTTCGAGCTGCTCATTATCTGAGTCGATTGTCCTGCAAGAGGACCCGATACCCATTCAATACCGCCTGCATTGTAATACCCGTCCTCAAACGGTACGTCTATTCCGACAGTGTTCACGCCTGTAAGTGCCGTTACTTTCATTCGCTTACGGTACTTCTTTATATCGACACCGCACTCCTTGGAATACACGCAATAAGGGCATTGCGGATAGTACCGCTTACTCGGAAACTCTGTATTGAGCTTCTGCACGACAGACTTTACGTCAAGCGTTATCGTAAGACCACCGCCTTGCTTTACCTCGACCGTGCCGGTGAAGATATCAACAGCGTCAATCAGCGTTCCGTCTGGCTTAAAGAACGCACGTTTTAGCTCCATGGTCGCTCCATCAAGGCCGCCGTTATGAGCAACCGCCAATATCGGCACGCCGCCTATTTGGTCGTGCTTGTCACACGATACCGAAACGGAAAGCTTATCGACCGCCACATCAGAATGCGTTGAAGTCTTATTACGGGTGATGACAGGCCCGTCTGCACGATATACATGGCCACCATGACTTACATTTGAGTCCGTATCCGTCCAGTAATACGCCATGCCGCTTTGGAGTCGAAGGGCATATAAGTCGCAACTGCGGAACGACTTTGCCGTATTCAAGTGTTGAGTTAATGCTTCTCCTGCCTGTTTCA